GAGTTGGCGCAAAACGCACTGTCCCGTTTGGATAACGACACGTATGTCTGTTCTCCCTGCGGTTCAGACGAATCAATACTCGATGTCGCTGGTGTAGGACAACGAGAGTCATGGCCTATTAAGCGTCCACTCATGGACTGGGAGATGCTTATGACCTTCACCAAGTCTGTGGATGTCGAAAGATGACCACCTACGTGTTAGAGCTAGCGCAAACACTCTATTGGAGCATAGAAATAGAAGTTGATGGAGAGCACGACATTGAAGATGTGATCCATGACGCTGAAACTTCTAGGCTTTCCGAGTTAGAAAATCATTACTCGTTTGCTGACCAAGAGGTACGGGAAGCAAAAGTATTGACAAAGGATGGAGAGCAGTATGACTACTGATAAACCTAAGGCAACTAACGAAGAGATTCTTCTTGATCTCTTCGATGAAACTCACGACACCATACACATGCTCAGGCATATGTCTGGCGACTTCTTAGAGAAAGCTGAGTTCCTTGAAACCACGTTGGCGAGAGCCGTGCGGCTGGGGCTGGTTGATCTGAGCAAGATGTCAGGGGTGGAGTCAATCCCTGACAACGTGATTGAATTCCCCAATGCTTTCTTGAGGGAGTTAGATGAAGAATAGATTTTCGTGTGGCGGCAATCCCTCCATATACAACTATGGGAGGGGATGCCGTTGCGACCTCTGCCGTTCCGTCAAATCTCTTTATGAACGTGAGCGGCGAGAGAAAGCTAACAGGAGCAGGCCGTCTTCCAAGGAAGAGAAGAAGAAGCCTGCTGGGCGTCGAGACAATCCCATTGTTTACAACGACGCCTATTCCATGGTTGACATTATCCGTGCCAATCCTCATTTGGATTGGTCAGAGAAACAAAGAAAGAAAGCTGGTATCTGAAATGAATTCATACGACCATCCAGAAATCAATCTGTCTGAAATATTCAAGGAAATATTGGACATGTCAGAAGAAGAGTTCCATGAGATGTTGAGTGAATGTGCAGAAACACATTTGTTGGGAAATCTACATAACCGTCTATCCTTCTACGACTACACAGCTAGTCAGACAGCTAAGTGGAGAGACATGGCGAGCTATGAACGTAGGCATGCGCTGCTGGATCTCACTCTCGAAACATCTAATGCTGCTGAAAGTGGAAGGTACATTGGCATCTCTAAGCAACGTGCCCATGACATGACTGGTCAAGCCAAGCATGAACGGCTGCGGAAGATCGGTGCATTCGAGGCCATCGGAGAATGAAAAGTTGCTCCAACCCCGAGTGTCCTGAGGATAATCCTCAGCCACTCAGCAACTTCCACAAGCAGTCGATGGGGAAACATGGGCGTAACGCTCGGTGCCGTGTGTGCGTGACCAAAGCACAAGTTGACCGAGAGAAGAACAACCCTCAAACAATGAGGCGGCGACGCAACAGTCATTACCTTCGCGAATACGGGATCACACTGGAGGAATACGAATCCATGCTGGAGCTACAAGATTACAAGTGCAAGATATGTGGAGCGGAAGATAGCGGCCACCCCCACACTGATAATTTAGTTGTAGATCATTGCCATCAGACAGGTGTCGTACGTGGGTTGCTTTGCAATTCGTGCAATAGGGGCATAGGCATAATGAACGAGGACCCTGAGCGAATGATGACTGCAGCGATGTACTTGGTGGTTGACGGATGACTTGTAAGTCCTATAATGGGGGGTGACCCCCTCAAAGGGGTCACCCCCATACAATTTGTGGGTGCCCAGTTCCTCTCCCTACTGGGCACCCACTTGGGTACAAAGGGAGACGGGAGACACATGATAGAAATCAAGCTAAGACAAAGTTGGATCAACACTTTCTTGCGATGCCCAGAGCAAGCAAGACAAGAACGATTCAAACTTGTGAAACAAAAAGAAACCTCCGACCTACTCAGAGGTAACGCAGTCCACCATGCAATCGAAATGTATGGCAACGGAATGTTCAACCCTCAGCAAGTCGTTGCGACAGAGCCGATCTCACTGGAATGGATGCTCGACATCGGAGAAACTTATCTAGCTGACAACGCCCCCAAGGTTGAGGTGTGGCGACACAGCTACGAGAAAACTGTGGACACAGTACTGAATAACATTGAAGCTTGGCATAACGAAGTGATGCCCACCCTCACCCCTGTAGCCATAGAGAAAAGCTTCGAGGTTTCCTTAGGGGTAAGAGATAACGTCAACCTGATCCTCACTGGCACCGCTGACTGGATCGATGAGTCGGGTGCCATCTGGGATTGGAAGAACCCGAGCCGAAAGTATGAGCCATGGGAGAAGAAGCGCTGGGACATACAAAGCCATGCCTACTGTCTCGCCTTCGACTCACCCCAGTTCGTGTTATGTGTACTGGTAAATGGTGAAGTGCAGATCATTGAGATAGAACGCACAGACAATGATAGAATGGCGTTTACAGATTTATGTTGGTCGATAGTACCTACGATTATGGCTAATCAGGTACCATGGCCGATGAATTGGGGAGGCTGGCACTGCTCCCCGAAATGGTGTCCTGTCTGGCAAGCAGGCGAATGCCGAGGGAAACACCTCGGAGAAAATCCCTGGTAGGGAGAAAGGTAAATATGACTGATACAGCAAAATTAACAGTCAGCTTCACCCAGAAAGTAAGTGAAGCAGCATATGAAACAGCGGACTACACGCTCTCAATAGAGCGCAGTGTCCCTGAGTCCATGGGGGATGACGGCATTATTGCCGAAGCCACCGCATTGTTTGAAACTGTGAAGACGGAAGTTCTTCGCCAAGCAGGACAGGAAATGGATCTCAGTCCTGATGGGGTTGTGATGCGTCGCCTGAAAAGCGGCGTTTCCAGGTCTTCAAATAGTCAAGCAAGCACCCCCACGCCGTCGGCTCCAAGTGGCCCGACGGCAACATCGGTAGCAGCAGCGCCTGTGCCGTCACAATCCGCACCGTCAGGTGGCAGGATGAGTGGCCGTGTTTACAAGCGAGTGGACTTCTGCCTTGGTAAGAACGCAGTGCAAAACCAGACTGCGTTCAACTTGCTGGCGTTCCAGCCCAACGAGTGGGCTGACGAGAACGGCGGCATCATCAAGGTGTACGAGGTTAAAGAAAAAGCAGACGGTTCCACCGACGTGACGAAGAACGGGAAGAACTTCCCGAACTTCTCAGTGTCTAAGGATGCTTTGGCTCGCCTTGGAATGCAGGTCGCCCGTGACGTAGGCATATGGGTGAACGATGGGGACAGCAATGTTCCCCTCAAAGTCTGGGACGAAGCTTCTGGGCAAACCCAAGACGATGCTATCGAATGGGATTGGCTTGGACGCCGTGACGAACTTCAACAGTTTGCCTATAAGGGGAACTGATGGAAGGGGGCGCACCAGTCGCCCTCACCACCGAGGAGATCGACGCCCTCTTAGAAGGGCACGATCTCCCCGAGGGGGAGAGCCAATACAAATTCTTTAGACCCACCTCTGACGCTGTTGAGCGATGGGTTGAATACGCTAAGGGCAGCGACGACTGCTTCTATCTGGGACTAGGAGACATAGACCAGAAGATGCGGGGCGTGTGGCCTAGCGATGTACTCGTCGTGACAGGCAGAGCACACAGCGGCAAGTCCGCTGTCGTTCTCTCAGCCATGGCACGCAACCTGTTGGAAGACCCAGATTTCCATGGGGTTATCTACACACCCGACGAACCAGAGATACTGGTTGTCTCGAAGTTGTATGCCCTCTTGTATCAGCGGAACCTTGCTGAAGTGGAGGAAGCCTTACGCAGCGAAGACGAAACAGTACTCAACGAGATCAGAGAAGCCAGAGATGGTTACCTGGACAGGGTTAAGATATTCCCTAACGCACTGTCGTTCCCCGACATGTCGGAAGCGATGCGTGAATGTGAGGACTACTGGCAAGTCAAACCGAGATTCGTTATGGTCGATTTCCTTGAACAACTCCCAGGTGCAGCAGGATACGAGGGTGTATCCACTGTGCTCAAGGGACTAAAGGAATGGGCTGAAACCGAGAATCTTCCAGTAGCTCTGATCCACCAGTCAGGGAAAAGCTCCACTCGTGGAACTTCACGAGGCATGGACGACGGCAAATTCAATGCGGACGAGTACGCAATCCTGCAGTTGAATGTGTTTCGGCAACGAGACAATCCTAAACTTTCTGACGCAGAACGCAGAGTCCACTCAGTATCAGTGTCGCTTGACCTGTGTAAGAACAAGCGACCACCGTGCCACGTAACCAACCCACCCATCGACTACTACATGGACCCCGAATGCGGACTGGTTCGCGAGTACTACGAGAGCGACATCCCAGGTGATGACCGATGGGTCGAGTAACCAAACCAATCAAACAAAAATTCACTGACCTCCACCAAGGTGGTCACCTCGCAAAAGTTTCCAAAGGGGTGAGTCCCCTCAAAGAAGAGAACGGTGACTACGCCTTGGTGACAGAGGAACACATCGGCAAACATCTCGTAGGAGAAGGACCAGCCCTAGGTGTGTACCCGCTATGGAAGAGGAACGGTGTATGGATGGTCAACTGGATAGCAGTGGACTTGGACGAAGGAGAAGTCTCCAACGTCCACGCTGACAACCTGATCGGCTTACTCAAAGCCAAGAACATTACAGCCTGGAAAGAAACATCCAAGAGCAAGGGATACCACGTTTGGGTGTACCTCAAAGAACCTATCTCAGCTTCGATAGGAAGAAACTCTATGGTCGGAGCCTGCCGAGTGGTGGAGGTACCCATCCGAGAGGTGTACCCGAAACAAGTAACCCTTGACAGCAGTCAGGTTGGCAACTGCCTGCGTTTGCCTTACCCCCATGACAGGAAAGCAGGTAGGCATGAGGTGTTCGACCCTGACGGGGAAGGGATGCTTGATGTAACCGTGTTCACTGAACGTGCATGGAAACACCGAACACCCGTCCACCTCTTCAGGTCGCTGCTCCCTCTCTACGAGGCAACCAAACCCAAACTGAAACAGCCGCTGCAGGGGCACACCCCGAAGGACGGTTTCATAGGCATCGCCCAAAAAATTTGGGAGGACCTCCGCACAGAGGATCGCTCTTCAACGATGTATGCCTTTGCTGCGAGCTTGCTGTGGCAAGGCTTCTCCTTTGACGCTACTGTGGATTGGGTGCGGCGACTCGATGACAGACTTGAGAAGTTCTCAAACCGTAGCGACCGAGAAGCGCAGCTTCGGAACCTCGTTCAGAAAGCAGCAGATGAAGCGTCCTGATGCCTACACGTTTTCGATCCCTGGGAAACCAAGGGTGAAGGGACGGCCACGTTTCACGAAGAGTGGACGGACCTACACCCCGAAGAACACTAGGGAACGGGAAGAGGAGATAAGGAACCTTTACGATGGCCCAAAGTTTGAAGGACCAGTGGAACTCTATTGCCTGTTGACAGCAAGCGAAACAGTAGTAACCATCACTCCTTATGAAGCAGAGAAATGTCCGTTGCGTGGCGACGCAACGAACTATCTGAAAGCCGTAGAGGACGCACTTAACGGTGTCGCCTACGACGACGACCTACAGATCTATCGGATCATCGGGGAAAAGAAATGAACAGACCATTTCATCAAGGCTCTTATCAGGAGCGTTACGTCCAGATGGGTGATGAAGCTGAAGGCCACTTCGAGAAAAATAATTGCTCGTGGGTGCGGTACGGTCTGAACCGTCCCGACTTCTATGTACACAAACTTCCGCATCACATCCGATATACCCCCGACTATCTGCAGGCCGATCCCGTACGGCTCGTTGAGGTTATGGGTATGGGTAGGACTCCGTTAAAGATCAAACTTGAGAAGCTCGCTGCGTTACAATGGTGGGATGCGTCAGGAATTGATGTATGGTTATGGATCTGGTCACGGACCAGAGAAAACTTTGCGGAACTTAAATACAGAGACATGATGAATATCATCAATAAAGAAGATGCACCTTTGGGGAAGTTCCCTGAGGGGAAAGCGTTCTTCAATGTGAGTTCAAAGCTTCTGCCTTGGAACGGTGCATGACCCTGATGAGGGAGCACGCTTCATAGAAGAGCTAAGGAAATACAGATTTCCTTCTCTACGTCCGCTGCAAGATCAAATCCAAGCAGAATATGTACCCGTAAAGAACCGAGAGCCTGGACACAGGACTAATTTTCTGCGTTTCGGTGTTCAAACTAAACTGCATTGGCAAGGATTCAAGGATACAGAAATGGAAGCCTTGATGGAGGCTCGCCCATTTGAGGAACCTGCCACTGATTGGGAATCAAAAAATAAAGAACTTGAAGACCTCCGCACTGCCGTGCAGGAGGTCTTTGACTCTCTCACCGAAGACGAAGAGTGGTTGTATAACTGTCTTGTCGAAGTTGGGTTGTCTCTCCGATTCCTGTCACGAGTACTCGGAACACCTAAAAGCACGTTGGCTCGTAGGCGTGATGCACTCGCTCAGAAAATGAGGGAGGGACTACTGCAGCATGAGGTGGTACGGGAGTATCTGTTTACTCGTTCTGGGTATCGTGAGAGTCCAAGCACTCCTGAAGAAACAGACTGAAATGCTGCAACCATTGCATGATTGAAGACAAACTCATCAGGTTTCCTTCTCGCGATTGGCTCCATGCGGAAAGCAGTTCTCGAATCTCGGCGTCCTCGAAAACCATGAGAATCCCGAGAGAACCTTCACACCACTGACCGTGCGTACCGTCGTTTATATCCATCAGATGACGGGTGGCTAGGAGATCGTGATGGATCTCGTCTTCAATTTCTAGACCCTCCAGGCACATCCAATCTGCCCAGGTGTCCTCGAACTCCTCATCCATTGGGTCACCGACCCAGACGGGCCTTAGCAAGTGTCTTCACCGCGGCGATGCCAGCAGCCATCGCTGCGGCACCTGCAGCTTTCCATGTGCTCACATCGGTGACAACCATTACGGCTAAACCTGCTTCGACTGCTGTCCAGACAGACCTTTCAAGCCAGTCTGTCCAGTTGAATTTCTTTTGGGAAACTTCAGTCACAGTTCCTACTTTCCAAAGGGCCTACCACCCTGATACTGGTTGCCTAGATTTGTCCCACGCAAAGCTTTCGCCTGTTCTTTAGCATCCCTGCCCTGGTTCCCACCAAGTTTTTTTTCTTTGGGTGTTTCTTTGGACATCAGTCCTCCTATATGAACGCTGTCGTGGCCCAACCCCCGAACAGCGCATCCCATGTTTGTAAGCCCACAACCCCGTCAACCTTCAAGAACGCTTCAAAACTTTTTT